ATGGCCCGCCGCAAGCAATCGGTGTGGCTCGACTGCTTCCTGGACTTTATCAAGTACCTCACGATCCCGTCCAAGGAGATTGACGGCGGCGGCCGGCCAGTGCCGCTCCTGGACATTATGTACGGCGCGCAGCACCGGTTCTTGCAGGAGATCGCCAGTGGCCTCGACGACGGAATCCACGACTTCAAGTGCCTCAAAGGACGACAGCAAGGAATCTCCAGCATTTCACTTGCGGTGGACGTGTTCTGGCTGTCAATGCACGATAAATTACAGGGAGCTCTTATCACAGACGACGATGCTAACAAGGAGAAATTTAGAATCCTTATTGAACAATATATTGGATCACTACCAAGGGGGTTGCGGGTCGGTATCAAAGCCCACAATAGAAACAACCTTGTTCTTGCCAACGGGTCAGTTCTCGACTACCTCGTTGCTGGTACCAGACACGGCAAAGAAAGCCTCGGAACTTCCCGCGCCCTGAACTTCATCCACTGCACCGAAATGTGCAACTGGGGGCCTTCGGCCGGCGTTGAGAATCTGACATCATCGCTGGCAGAAAAGCACCCCCACCGCCTCTACATTTGGGAATCGACCGCCAAGGGCTATAACCTATGGTGGGACATTTGGTCCGCCGCCAAGCGCGACAAGCTATCTCAAAAGTGCTTTTTCATCCCGTGGTATTTGAAGGAAGATTACGCCCTCAATCCGAAGGATAAGAAGGACAAACAGCTTCTTGCTCACTATGGGGAAGAACCGCCCGATGAGGTCGAGGCCGACCTTATCAAGCTCGCGCTGGAGAAATACGGCTGGACCATCACGACGGAACAGCTTGCATGGCACCGGTGGATGCGCACGGCGAAGATCACCGATGAAGACCGGATGAATGAACAGTACCCCTGGCATGAAGACATGGCCTTCATCGCCTCGGGAAAGACGTTCTTTTCGGTCAAGCGCATCGGGCAGGATCGGAAGTTTCTCACCGAGTACCCGCCACCCGCCAGGGCGTACCGATATTTTCTCGGGGAGGACTTCACGGCTACACGTATGGAGCGCCTCAATCGGATTGATGAAGATACAGAGCTTTTGATCTTCGAGGATCCGGTAGCGACAGGCCGATACGTGGTTGGCATGGACCCGGCATTTGGGCGGAACGAGAACAAAAACAATCACTGCATTCAGATTTACCGGGCGTTCGCCGATCGCCTTGTCCAGGTCGCCGAGTACGCCGCGTGCGATTGCGACACGTACCAGGCCGCGTGGGTGCTTGCTCACTTGTGCGGCGTCTACAAGAACGTGCGCGTCAATCTTGAAATCACCGGACCCGGCAGCGCGATCGTCGCGGAGTTCAAGCACCTCAAGCAACTCATAAATGCCGGGCTGCTTCACGGCAACGCCGAAACCAATGCAAGGTTTGAGGACGTTCTTTCAAACGTCGGCTGGTTTATGTATTCAAAGTATGATAGCCCAGGTGCAGGGTTTATGTGGCACTGGAAATCCACGGCTGAAAGCCAACCTATATTGATGAACCAATTACGTGATAGTTATATGCTTGGTCATTTGGTTATTAGGTCGAAAGAACTATTGTTTGAAATGGAAAGAGTGACGCAGGATGGGGATAAAATATGCGCCTCTGGCAGGGCTAACGATGATAGAGTTTTTGCGACAGCGCTCGCAAATCGCATGTGGATGGATCAAATCAGGCCTGGAATGATATCTTCGCGCGACACCTACGAGCGTGTAATGGAGAAGGAACGCCAAGAGCGAGAAAAACCTGGGTCAACTTTTATCGGCGATATTATCCAAGATTTCTTCAGAGTAGCTGAACGAGAACGTCGGGAGCGCGAGTTTGAGGCGGAGTACGGGCCACAGGATGAAAGCGAGCGTTATGAAACGTAAGAGACGAAAGGCGGACCCGCTTGTGCGCTTCGAGGCCAAATACATCCCCGAGCCGAACTCCGGATGTTGGTTGTGGGTCGGGGCCTTGGACGGTCATGGGTATGGAACTTTCGGAGCCGGCGGTAGAGATGATGGCACTGTCAAGGCTTATCGTTGGTCCTACGAGCGGTTTAAGGGGCCGGTCCCGGTCGGACTGGACCTTGATCACCTTTGCCGCGTCCGTTGCTGCGTCAATCCGGATCACCTAGAGGCTGTCACGCGCAGCGAAAACCTGAAACGAAGCCCTCTCATGGGAAGGCAGCAACACAAAACGGCGTGCCCTCTGGGACACAAGTACACGGGATTAGATGCAAGAGGTTCCAGAATTTGCCGCGTGTGCATAAACGAACGGAAAAGACAGAGGTGACCAGATATGACACTTGAGCGAGGCTACCATGTTCTGATGTTGCCGAAACAATGATTATCCGAAGCTACGAATGCTGTTCTTGCGGCGCCCTGTTCGAGGTTGAGTTTGACAGCGGCAACGCCCCTGATCCCGACTGCCCGTCTTGCTCGGTGATCATGGAATGGCGCCCGAAATCGTTTGCCATCGGCACGGTGAAATCAAAAGCCGTGGACTTAACGCAAAGCATCATCGAGCAGGACTTTGGCCTGTCGAACCTCAAAGACAACGTGCGCGAGGGCGAAGCGTATTTTCAGCCGCCACCGCCCAAGCAGACGGCGGAGATCGAGGCTGAAACCCGCCGGGATATCGAAATCACCAAACAGACCGGCGGCCTCCCCGCGGAACTCGCTGCCCAGGTCGAGCATTCGCGCAACACGTTCTTTGGTGCGGGCGGCGCCGGCATGCTGGGCGGCCTTCCGGGCGCGCTTAGCACCGCAAAGGCCGCCGCTGCGGAGCCGGGCGCGGTGAACGCCATGCAGGCTTTGCACGAGGGCGGCAAAGCTGGTAAGCTCCCGGTAAAGGCTCATATTATCGCTAAAGGCTGACGCCCCCTGCCCCGCCGGCACCTGACGGGGCATCCCAATGAAGTTACCACGCACGGATATCGGGACGTTTGCAGCGGAGATCATTTCTGAGTGTAACGTCTCTCGCATGCGCCGAGCGGATCAAATCCGCATGTGGAAATCGTACTACTTCTGTGGGACGCCCGATGGAACGCAAGCCGAATACAATCGTTGCTTCAGCCATACCGACCGGCTGGCAAGCTACCTGTTCTCCCCCGCTGATGTGCGTTTCACAATAGAATTTGACGAATCTGAGCCAGATGACGTTCACGCACGAGGCGACGCAGCCGCCCGTCATCTCAATCGTGAGTACCACCGGACGAATTGCGACATAACTTTCGCTTCTGCCGTCAACCTCGCCCTGATCAAGGGGTGTTGCCTCACCAAAAAGCTGTGGGGCTTTAACGGCCTTGAATCGTGGATTGTCCACCCGGAATACTTTGGCGTCCTCAACGAGAGCATCGGCGAGCTCGACCGCCAGGAAGCCTTTGTCGAGACGACGTACATCACCAAGAACCACCTTCGCCGCACGCTGATCGGCCACACCGACCAAGAAAAGATCATGCGCGTGGTGGAACGGCAGGGCGAGCGCTCCCCCGAAGAAATCATCGCCATGGGGGATTTTTTTCACCAAGTCCTCATCGGCGGGACCAACCCTCTTGGCATCCCCGGAACAGCAAATCCGACGCAAGGATCCTCAAGCGGGACCGTAGGGGTGATCGGCGTTCCGCAGCCGATGATCGATCCGGAAGTGGTCAAAAATCTTGTTCGGCTTGACGAACTGTGGGTGCTCGACAACGATCTGCAGGATTACGTGACAATCCGGCTTGTCAACAGCGACCCGGACCTAATCACCGAAGGCAAAACGATTCGGCGCAACCTATGCGGCCTCTACGACATGAACCGGCAGGACGTGCCGGATGACATGCGCGGCCAGCACCCCTACGCAAAGGTATGCCCCAACGAGGTCGAGGGCTACTTTTGGGGCATGTCGGAGATCGCCCAAATCTACAAGCTACAGAACAGCCTCAATAATCAGCTGATGGACATCAACCGGCTCATGGGCTTGGCGTCGGACCCGCCCCGCGCCATGGTTGG